TAATCGAGACTCAAGACGATCTAATTTACCAAACTAAGAAGCAATGCGCTTTGATCGAGGTAAAGTCGACAGCCAAAGGAACACAAACCTTCGACCTCCCCCAGCATCTTCGCCGAAGTAATTCTGCGAACAGGGCCAGAAGAGATAATTATACAACGTTAATGTTAGGCAATTGGGCCGTAAAGGCCTATAATGACCTTAGGGACGTAAAGGTTGAAGAAGCTAACTTTACTTTTGTTCCAAGAATGATTAATTAGGTGTAATTTTAAATTAAATATGGCCGTAACAAGAAAAACTAAGGAAGAAAAGTCTCTTAAAGAGCCTCTAATGGCCGGAGAAGGGTTTCAGGAGTCTTTCGCTTCCACTAGGACGCGGCGCAACAAGGCTGGATCAATAGAAAGAACCGACAGGTACTCGAATATCGAAGACGGTATTATCCCATTTCGCTATACCCAAGGGGTTTCCAGTAACTCTAGTCTTGATATAAGGGACACCATAGTGCTTTGCCAGAAGGCCTATTATAACTTTTCAGTCTTTAGAAATACTATAGATCTCATGACAGAATTTTCCATGAGTAATCTATATCTTACGGGAGGAAGTAAGAAGTCTAAAGATTTTTTTAACGCTTTACTTAAAAAGATAAACATTAATAATTTGCAAAGTAAGTTTTTTCGCGAGTATTACAGATCAGGCAACGTTTTCATCCATAGGTTTGACGCTAGTCTTTCGCAAGAAGATGTTACGAAGATGACCCAAACTTTTGGCTTAGTTTCGGACGCTTCTTACTCTTTGCCCGCAAGGTATATCATTCTAAACCCTGCCGATATTCAAATCACAGGAAACATCACTTTTACTTCAGGAGAATTTAGAAAAATATTAACTGATTACGAGTTGGAAAGGTTGCGCAATCCCAAGACAGAAGAAGATGTTCAAGTCTTAGAGAACCTCGACCCAGAAACCATAAAGAAGATTAAAGGAGAAAAGAGAAAGCCCGCCAATAACGCTGTGTCTATTCCTCTTCCTGTTGAAAAAATGACAGCGGTCTTCTACAAGAAACAAGACTATGAACCTTTCGCTGTCCCGATGGGTTACCCTGTTTTAGAAGACATCAACTGGAAGCAGGAGATGAAAAAAATGGACATGGCCTTAACTCGCACTACGAACCAAGCTATCTTATTGGTAACAATGGGCTCCGAGCCCGAGAAAGGCGGGGTTAACCAGAAGAACCTTCTTGCCATGCAGAAGCTTTTTGAAAACGAGTCTGTCGGTAGAGTTTTGATTTCCGATTATACAACTCAAGCCAAATTCGTAATACCCGACATCGCTGGCATTCTGGACCCCAAGAAATATGAAGTAGTCAATCATGATATTCAAATGGGTTTGAATAATATTCTCTTGAGCGATGAAAAATTTGCAAACTCAAGTATCAAAGTTCAAGTCTTTATGGAAAGGCTCAACGAAGGTCGAAAAGTTTTCATTAATGATTTCTTAACTCCAGAAATTAAGAGACTGTCTAAAGAGATGGGTTTCAAAAACTACCCGACTCCTCATTTTGAAGATTTAGATTTAAGAGACAATTCTGTTTACGCTAGAGTATACAGCAGGCTAATAGAACTGGGAGTTTTGACCCCTGAAGAAGGGATTCAGGCTATAGAGTCCGGACGCATGCCAACTACAGAAGAATCGTTAGAGTCTCAAGAAAGGTTTAAATCGCTCAGAGACGAAGGCTTATACGAGCCGGTTTTGGGCAATAAGCAAATCGAAGTCCCTAAAGAAACGCCTAATCAAAATAACAAAAAGCCTGTGCCCCAACAAAAGGGAAGGCCGCAGGGAACCGGTAGGCCAAAAGAAACCGATAAGAAGAACCCAATAGGTTTAAAAGCCTCGGCTAAGTTCAGTCTATCAAGAATTCAAGATAATCTAAATCTAGCGGATAAGCTTAATATTGAAGTCGAATCAGCGTTAAGGCAATTGCATAATCGCAAGCGCCTTAATAAGACGCAAAAAGAAATTGCTCAACAGATTTCTAATATAGTTATTCATAACGAGGACCCGGAAAACTGGTTAGCTAAAGCTGGAAGATATGCGGCCGAACCGACTGACAGAAACGAGGAAAGAGTAAAAGAGATTCAGTCTATCGCTTACGAACATCAGGTGGACGATTTTCTCGCTGGTATACTATACTGCAGTAAGTATGATGGAGAATAATGTCGAGAATTATTTACAATGCGGAAGGACTCTTCGTAGGGCCATCTGGGCATAACTTTTTAAGTTATATAGGTGAGGCGCCCCATAATAACTACTCCAATCCTCTAGTTACTCACAATTTAGTCAAACCCATGGATAGGGTACAGACTCTCTCTTACGATATTAGCATCCCTCATACTCAGATCAGTCAGATGAACACCAGATCTGTAATTGACCGCCCGATAATTAATCCGCCTCAGGTTAATTTTTCTTTTTCTTATTTAGTTGCAGACGTTTCAAACGAATCTAAAATGGGGCTTTATGTAAATTTCCCCCAGTACGAAGAGCCTTTCTCCGGTGCTCCTTTTTACGCCAATAATACTGGGCACACTTTATTGTCTGGTTTTGTCGACGAGGAAGAGCATACGGATTATTATTACCAAACAGGAACGTACGACCCGTTTTTTCCCGCTAGAACCTATAGAGACAGGAAAAACTTTTACCTAGCAGTAAGAGGGGATCGGGAAGATTTACACACAGGGGAAAAGCTTGAAGACCTCACGACTAGAGACCCTCAAGAAACGACGGATCCAAACGCTACCGGCTATAATGTTATTTCTTTTGGCCGTTGCTATATGACCTCCTACTCGACACAAGCTGCCGTAAACTCTTTTCCCAAGGTTGATGTTTCTTATGTTGGGGAAAATATAATGTTTGAAACGAGCGGCAGTGGGTTTATGAGCCCCACAATAGACCCAAAAAGCGGAAATCAATTTTCCGACATGCACGTGATACTCCCGAAAAGAACAGAAAGGAATCCTGTGACAGTAGTAAATCCGGGAGATATTAACTTTTCAATAGATTCTTTTTCTGGAATAGGTATCGATTTTAATAATCTGCACCTTGAATCTTATGTGATATCCTTTGATATCCCTCGAAGTAGCGAGAGTAATTTGGGATACAAATTCCCTCTTACAAGAAAAGTAAATTTTGTCGCTCCAGTAACCATAAGCATTAATGGAATAGTGGAAAAAATGAATTCCGGGTCTTTAATTGACTTAGTAAACCTCAATCAAGATTACAACTTCGCAATAACCTTGAACATGCCCCAGACCTGCACCACCCCTTCGACAGCAGACCCTATTCACGCAGGAAGCGTTCCGCTAGAAACAAGATCAGAACCACTTATAAAATATTCTTTCAATAAGGCTAAGTTGGACCGGTTTTCATATGATACTTCAATAGGGGGGAACAAGCTCTTTTCAGCAAGCTTCAGCACAGAAATGGATCCGGATGATTTATCAAGGGGCTTTTTTATAAGTGGTTTCCTTTCTGATAGAAAACTAGAAGAGTTCCATCTTTTGGAAACAGATGGACCAATGGACGGAGGAACGGGAGACTTCGAGAGGTTTCGTTTAGAGTTAGAAGAGTCAGAGGCTTTGTTAGTAGATAACTACATCCCTCTTTATTAAAGTGTATAATATATAAGGAATAAGGAATGCCGAATAAAAAAATATCACAACTTTCCCAGATCTCTCCGGTCCCGACTGGGGGATTAATGATTCTGGCAAATTCTGGTGTCAGTAGAAGTGTTACCGTCAAGGACGTCGCAGAGGCTGTTCAAGGTTCCTCCTCGAATACTTTCTCAGGATTAAACGATACGCCTACGGGTATTAGCGGCGATATGTTTGCCGTAGGGAGCCCAGACGGAACTGGCATAGTTTTTTCTAAAAACCTGCATTTAGGCACTGGTCATTTTCTAGACAAAAGATATGGCGGCACAATTAGCGGCACGGTTACGATGGCTACTGGGGAAAAGATTCAGTTCGCCGATAATGGTAATTTTATAAATTCAGCAGGAGAAAGTCTTGCTATATACAGTTCTGATTTTATAAAAATGAGGTCGACTTCCGGCACTAGTATCTATCAAGTAGGAGGCACGGAGGCTAAAATTAATTTTTACACAGGTTACGCGAGTGAAAACAAGATTCACGTAATCCAGACTTCAAGCGGAAAGTATATTTCTTCTGGGCAAAATCATTATTTAAATTCAGACACTGATATATCAGGGAAAATATTCCAAAGCGGAAAAGAGATTCTAACTGGTCTTTATGCCCTAAAATCCGCAACTGGAATTTTGGTTGGTAAAAATGAGTCTGGCCAATTTGTAGGGGATCACGAAACGGGAGATTTCGTAACCACTGCGGATACTGGGATATTGGTAGGTAAAAACGAATCGGGTCAATTTGTCGGAACGGGGGTAAGTGGCCTTTTTGCTGAAGCTAGTAAAACAGGAAGTTTTGTTGTTGGCAGCGGGGTTCCTGCGAACATTTCTGCGAAGTGGAGCAGCACGGGCGTTCTAACTTCTGGTATAACCATTGACAACGGAAATGATTTTTATCCTAATGAAACTAGGTCGGTAAGCTTAGGCAAGAGTGCTAATAGGTGGAAAGATATACAAACCCAAAGGCTTGTGGCAGAGGCAACGGGGTCTAGTAGCGCTGGAGATGATAGTTGGATCACAGCAAAGACGAGATATACAGGCGACGCTCGTGCAGAGTTTGTCGCCATGAATACTGTGAACGGTGGACAAGCGAGTCTGGATATAATGCGACTAGGCGTTTCTTCGACTGGGGTTAACTCTAGGAATGTCGGTAGTGGAAATTATTATTTATATGGCGAAGGTGGAAGCGGAAAAAGTTTTATTATAGGAAAGAAACATGACCTATTGTTTTTTGCTAATACGGGAATATCTCATGACGACCCCGAGTCAATTGCTGGTGGGCAGAATCCCCCTGCTTTAAAAATACATACAAGCGGATTAGTGACGTTTAGCGAAGCTTTCACTATGCCTACCGGAGACGGGGCAGCTAGTACTTTTCTACAGACTGACGGAGCAGGTACTGTGAGCTGGGGTAACGCGTCTCAGACTTTTACTGAGTTATCGGATACCCCGAGTAACTATACCAGTGTCGAGAATCATATCGTCAAAGTAAACGCAGCTGGAAATGCTTTGGAGTATTTCGACTCTGGCGTTTTCGTAGGAGAAAATGAAACTGGTAATTTAGTCGGTCAGCATATGACTGGTCATTTTGCAGATTCGTTTACCGGGTTAAGTGATGTTTATACTGGGGCTGACGGTTTGCCTCAAGGTAATTACGGGCAGCCCGGAGAATTTATCGTTGTTAATAGACATAGTGATGGTTTAATATATTCCGGCGCTACTTTAGGTGGAGGTGGTGGAGGTGGTGGAGGAGGGGCAAGCAACTGGATAGGTTTAGATGATACCGACCCTACTAGTTATACTAGCCAAGCGGGAAAAATAGTTAGAGTTAACTCCACTCCGAACGGCTTAGAATTTTTTGATAGTGGCGTTTTTGTTGGTGAGAATCAAACTGGTAATTTCGTTGATGTCGACATGACTGGTAATCTTGTCGGTATCGGCATGACTGGTAATCTAGTGGATCAGGATATGACAGGAATTTTGGTTTTCACTGGAGATACAGGCAATTTTGTTCTAAGATCTCAGACTGGTGATTTTGTAGATATCTACATGACTGGTAATCTTGTTGATATCGATATGACGGGCAATCTTGTTGATGTTGATATGACTGGAAATCTTGTTGATATTGATATGACTGGCAATCTTGTTGATATCGACATGACTGGTATTCTCGTCGGTAAAAATGAGTCTGGCCAATTTGTAGGGGATCATGAAACGGGTGTGTTTTTAACCGAGCAAAGCCTAAGCGGAACCTATTCAACGCAGTTTCAAATAGAAGTCGCCGACTATCTTGGCACAGATAAATATTACTTGAGCGAAATAACCGCAGGAAGCCACATAACAACAGGCAGGGTTCTGCAGCCGGTTATAAACCTGAATAGGGGCAATACATACAAATTCAAAAGCACTAATTCCGCATCGAGCCACGGGTTCTATATCGCTACGCAAGCTGGAGGAGGCCCAAGCGTACCTCACGAATATACAAGCGGAGTAACAAACTCCAAAGGCGCCGGAGAGGGGCAGAACATTTATTTCAGAGTACCTCAAAACGCTCCTGAAAAACTTTACTATGAAAGCGTTGGCGCTACAAATATGGGCAACACTATTACAGTGTGGGATGACACTGGGAATTTTGTCTTAAAGAGTGAAACCGGCAATCTTGTTGATATCGACATGACTGGTAGCAAGCTAGTCGGGAAAGAAGCAACTGGCGATTTTTACAGTAAGCGAGGAGGGCCTATAAGCGGCGACGTAAGTATACTAGGAAACTCAGGCCTTTATGTTTCGGGAGATTTAAAGGTACAGTCGGGGATTAGTTATAACCCCTCTTATGATACCGGATCAGCTGACCCTATGCAGACAGTAATAAACTGGGCTTCGGGGAATTTATTGTATACAACGCCGCCTAGTTCTATAAATTATAATTTTATCAACGTAACAGAGGGGCAGACGTTAACTATGTATGTATATAATAGTACGTATGTTGATCTAACCATCAATTTCATTTCCGGCGCACCGAAAAATGCGGTAAAGTGGCCCGCTGATATAGAAGGCAATAATAACTCTCCTAAAATTTTTCCGAGAACAACAAATGTTTATACTTTCATAAATATTAATACAGGGATCTTTGCGAGTTATTTAACAGGGTACGACTACATTGGATAATGCAGTTATTCCCTACAGCTTTTTGGAGGCACGGGTTAATCGAGACTCCCGTTTCGGAAGATTCATGCTATGAGCTTGTTAACGTTAGTGTGTTAAGCGTAGATGACAACAGTTATAAATTAAGTGTAGCAACAACTCCAGACGCTGAAGGGCTTGCCGGAGTGGGTCTTTATAAAGACTATTCTTTTGATTCTTTAAGCGATATCAAATACGGTAAAGATAATGACATTAAAGCGGGCCTTCCTCTTGCTCATCTAAACAGAGCAGACGGAGGAAAAACGCTTATTAAAAATAGTGACGGGATTATAGTAGATAACATATACGACAGAAACACTAACCCGAACGGTGTTGTCTATACTACAAAACCGCCACTAACAGAAGACCTAACGTGGAAAGGATGGGAGGAATTCTGGGAGGAACTCGACGGTAGTGTTGCTCCTCAGCGTTTCATACTGGATCACTGGTTATATATTTGGATGGAGCGATCGGCTTTTGATTACGGCGGAGCCTCACGTGACCTTCACAAGGCTAGCCCAGTTACGATAACCTGCGCAGATTGTAAAACCGCCACTATAACTTGTTATTTTGAGAAAGACGTAACTCAAAAACTATATGAATTATCAGAAGGTCCTGCGACAACAGAACAGCTAGCCATAGATGGTCATGATTATTGGGGCGCGCAAAACGGCACTATAAACAAGTTTGCAACGTGGGGCTTTAACGGGGCGCAGGAAGTCACTGAAGGTAATCAGTACTTATTAAGTTTTCCCTATAGGCAAAAAGCTAAAGCGAGGTTGAAATTTACATTAGAATCTGCAAAAGACCTAACTATAAAAATAAAAGGACTAGGAACAGATTATCACGACCAATTCTCAGAAGGCACACAGGGTCGAGTGGTTGATCGACAATACTTTTTTTTCGACGAAGTCCCCGGATTTCAAGAGAAACGGGGGCTGTATGCAATAACTCCAGACTTAATTACACGAGAGAAAAATGACCTCAACATAAACCCAGAGGATGAATCAATGTATGCTCAACCGGGAGATGTTCAGTCTTGTACGATTTTTTTTGATGATGAGGAGAAAATAAAATGCGTAGCCCCAGTTTTAAACTATTTTTATAACTTTTTTTGGGATTTAGAGTACGCTTACCAGTTTAAAGGTCCGGTGAGAATATTTGAATACAAAGGAACTTCTTTGCATGAGGACGATGGTGTAACAATTAAAAACTATGAAGGAGTTGGAAGCTCGAGTCATCCGGTTGAAGGACTGGGGTATATTGAAGAAAGCGAATACCCTGTTGGATACGGTTATTCTAGATGGCTTGAGTCCGACACTATTATAAATCCGTATGGCGAGCTATGGACTCAGGATCAAAGTTATTTTTACGATGGCGGATCAGATATGATTACCCCAGACTATTCTAGTCCGTACGAGTATACTCATACTTTAGAAAATGTGAGCGCCGGAGAGCATACTATAGACGTAGTCTTCGATTCGGTCGCGGGGATTTTTAACGGAGGGGCTTATTACGAAATAGAAATAAGCCATACTTGATATGCCTTACGAGTCGTCAAAAAGATATGCAGGAGACAGGTTTTTAGGGCCAACTGGTCTACCCACAGGTTTCCCCTTGGATGTTGCAGACGGAGCAGTTCTCTTTACTTCAGGAAGCTCGCTTACTTCGCAAAATTTATACGTTAAAGTAACAGGAGCTTGGAAGCAAGTTACTGCAACCGGGGTGGTTTTGGAGACCATGACCGGAAATTTAATAGACAACCACCAAGGTCAAAATATTTCCGGAGCAAAGGTCTTCCATGACCCGACCATCTTTAATGAATTAGTAACCATAAATAACCTTCTGGTTACAGGCACCCAAACTACCCTCAATACAGTAGATTCCACAATCAAGGATAATTTAATAATCCTTAATAGCGGAGAAAGCGGGGCCGGGATAACTCTTCAGTCCGGGGGTATACAAATAGACCGCGGCACAAAAGAAGACGCTAGTTTTCTTTTTAACGAGACTATAACCGGGCAGGACTCAATAGGCTTTTACACTGGCGGTTTTGATTTTAATTACGAAGCTCATGTTACTGGGGACAAGCTGGTTAAATCTAGTGAGACGGGAATCTTTCAAACGGTAATAAACTCAGTACATGAAACAGGGTATACAACCACTACCGGAGTTTCCGAGATGCTTCTTACTGGGGTTTCCACTATATACGATATAGACGGAGTAGTTTTAGGGGGGGCGACTCTTGAACAAAATCAGCAAATTCAATGCTATATAGGAGGCGTAGTCCAAACTCCTGCGAGATACTCTTTGTCTAATGCTTTAGCCGGTACCGGAGTCCCTACTGTTGCTTTTAGTGAGAATCTGTTTTCCGGAGTCAGGGCTGATTTTATCTATTCGGCTTCAACTAGGGCGGTTTAAAGACTAAAAAATAGTGTAATACTTTTCGTATGAAAGCACTTTCAGGCAAAAAAACTTATTTTACCGCTGGTGCAGCGGTTTTAACGGCTCTCGGCGCATATTTCGCTGGAGAGGTAGATATGCAAACAACGATTTCTGCTTTATTTGCATCACTAATGGCTATTTTCCTTAGGAAGGGTATCACTTCGGAAGCTAAAAAAGCTGCTTCTGATGAAGCTGCTCCCGCTGAAGATAAACCAGCCGAGTAATGGGATGGCTTAATTCTATATTATCTATACTTACTTCGTTCTTCAAGGTTTTAGATAAAAAAACTTTGACTTATGAGGAAAAAGTAGATAAAATAGAAAGAAGCAAAAAGGAACAGGTAAAAAGTGATTGGAAAGAAACACAGAATGAGATTGATCGCGCTTTTGAGCGCGCTAAGTCTCGTAATAAGCTGTAAGACAACCAATAACCATATTTCCTTACCATCTGTTCCCCAAGACGTTGTAAAAAGGATGATGAACCATCCTCAAATAGACAAGGCTTGGGAGAATGTTCCTGAATTTACCAGAGACACTCTTAAGGTTATCTCTGATCAGTCAGCTGAAATAGAAACCTTAAAAATCGATAAATAACATTATGAAAAGAACACTAGCACTAGTTGCAATATTAGCAATCTTTTCTCTTACGGCCAACGCAGGAGAAGAGAAGGAAAGTTGGTTCGGAGCAGGCGTTAAGCCTGATCCTTATATCACTATTCCTTTTATTGGAATCAAAACGCCCCTTCCTGCCGTTTGTGCGGGCAAGGGAATTTCCGCGTCTTTTGATTTTAAATGCACGAAGGAAAGCTTTATGCTTAAACTTCCTTACTTCAAGATGGACTGGGATTTTCCAGCTTTGTCTCTCGGAAGAGGAAAAGCAAAGGTGACTCTGGGTACAGAGTAAGTATTTTATATAGTTCAGCTGATCAGTACCTTTAAGGTGCTTCAAGGTCTCACTATAAAAATACCAGAAAACGCAGCCCGCTCTTTTGAGCGGGTTTTTTTCTAAAAACTCATAATTGCGTGTATATAACGAATAAGTGACTAGAGAAAGACATATGATTTTAGACATCTCCTCTTCGAAGGAGGAAGCTCCTCAGGATGAATTCATAGATCACTCTCTAAAAGTTAAAAAATATTTAGAAACTAAAGCTGAAGAAGCCGGAGGAATCAGTTCGGAAAAGCTTATCGAAGTTTTTAAAGAAGCCGCGAAAGAAGAAGCGG